CCGTCTGCGTTTTCTTCAAGGTTGTGTGGCATGCCACCAATGTATCACAGATAAATCTGTCTAAGTAGGGAAGAGTGACATCACCAAGTCAGCAGCCGCAAAACCAGAAAGGTCTTCAGCCCCGCCCTCCGTTGCTGCGGCAACAACTTTCCGCTTCTTTTCGATCAAGTTGTAAATCTCTTCATCAATCGAACCATTTAGCAGTAAATAGGTTGCAGTTACCGACCCAGTTTGACCAATCCTGTGACAGCGACTGTATGTCTGGTCAACATCTGCGGGTGTCCACGGCAACTCCACAAATAAAACGTCCTGCGATGCCGTCAACGTGTGCCCGGTTTTCGCAGCCTGAATCGACAAAACTATGACTTTCGCAGCCGGATCGTTCTGAAACGCATCTTTTGCATCCTCTACGTCCCCTACTTCCATCTCGCCCTGAATCTTGTAGCCGCCGTACTTATCTGCCAACGCATCAACGATGTCACGATGGTGGGCAGCAACAACAACCTTCCGGGACTGCTCGAGCCGGGCCTCGATCCATTCTTCAACTGCTTGCATTTTCGCTTTCGCTGCTAATCTGCGCAAGATGCTAATTCGCACGAGATGCTGACTAGCCTCCGCTTTGATTCGGGCACGAACAGCCGCAGACCTCGGGTTTTCCCCAATTTCCTCAGCGATTTCCACAGCCCTGTCAACGAGGTACTGGATAATGTCGGCCTCAGCCTTCTTATACTCCTTCATCGCAGACGCCGAAACCTCAACAATCACCGGATCGTGAATAACTGGCGGCAACTCCGTCATAACTTGATCTTTCGTACGACGGATGTAGCAGGTGGAACGAAGCCTGTCGTTCAACTCACCCAAATTGGATGCACCTTCCAAGTGCCACTGCCCCCATTTATCACGAAAAGCGTCACAGTAACGTCGATAAAAACCCCACTCGCCACCAAACTTGTCGATTTGTCCGATGATGTCGAGTTGCGGCGCGTACTCTGCTGGCCTATTCGTCACGGGTGTCCCAGTCAGCAGGAAGACCGGGACTTCAGGGCCGGCGGATCTGGAGATCTTCTTCGCTGCCTTGGTTCGCTGTGAATCTCGGCTCTTACAGTAATGCGATTCGTCAAAGACGTAACCGTTCTTACCCTTCAGACGGTCAGCCCAAAAATGGATGTTTGAGTAACCGACAACCAGAACTTCATAATTCTCTGGCATCTCTTTCCGACCGTCAACGATTTGACAGTCACGGTGCGGCAGCCACCGATTCCACTCTTTTTTCCAGTTAAGGACAAGGCTCGGGGGACACACGATGACGCACGGGTAAGCGTGAAGAACTTCAATGCCTGCGATTGCTTGGATTGTTTTACCCAAACCCATCTCGTCAGCGATAAAGCCCTTCTTCACAGACGTGATGTAGTTGACACCAGCCTTCTGGTATGGAAGCAACTCTCCTTGAAAACCAGCGATTTCGATGTCGCCGGCGGCGGCCCGGGACTTCTCAAGCAAAGAGGAGCGTCTCGTGTCCAGATCGTTGAACGCCTCTAACACAGCGGGGTCAATGTCAATGTCAAATCGTTCACCAAACGTACGAACAGCATCACCCGATGCGATTGGCGCCATCCACTCCGAGTTATCCGCCGACCATGTGATGCCCGGTATTTGTTTTACCGAACGAATTCTTACGCGTTCGTACGGAAAACGAATAGATATGTACCCCTCGCTCAGCACGATTGCTTCCGATGCGGCAGGTGGTTTCGGCACAGTCAGCATCGCCACCTCGGAACTCATCTCATAATTGAAGCGCTCGACGAAGTCCCGGGCGGCCCAGACTTCAGCGACTGGGATTTCCCAAACTTTTGCTCGCTTGTTCCACTTTGCGCCACGAATCTTCTTGATTGCTGTGACTTCTTCAGGGACATACGGGGTGTCGACGATGAGGATGTCGGTGTCGAGATACAGATTCACTGCTGTCAATGTTACCCCGAAAAAAGGATCGCCCCCACGCTCGATCCGGGGGGAGGAGAGCGTGAGGGCAAATCCTTTTTGCTATGGGGGGTTATCTGAGTGGGATTTCAGATATCGGTCATAGTAGTCGAAATTGTGAACTTGTGCAACACCTTTGACAAATTATTTTGCTAACTCTGGGTAGTGGACCTTCCAGCGATCCGGGTCTTTACGCCACCGCCATGACAATTCCAGCACTTTCGGCAACGCCATCGGATCCGGCTCAGCCCACTTCCGAGAAATTTCAGCAACCAACTGCGGATCCAACTCAGTCGACCAATACGGCTCATGGCCGTTTCCACGCAACTGCTCACACCGGTACAAGAGAATCCACTCACCCAACAACGGCTTCTGCGAATTCACCAACTTCCAAAACCAGAAAAGCAAAGGAAGCGGAGGCATTCCGTTCATCCGACCGGTCGCATCCATCACTTGATCAAACGTCATCAGGAACCAACTTGTAATGGCCGACCGCAATCACCTTCACTCCAGAAGCAACTTCGCTCGAGGCGTGCGGAGTCCCGGCAGCAACCAGAACAACATCTCCGGCGGCGGGCTTGTAAGAAAACTCTTCGGGTTCTTCATTCACCACCAGTTCCCCGCCTTCATAGTTATCGTTGAGATAGACCAGAATAGTGACGAAGTTGTCGCCCACGTCAGCCGACGGCGAGTCCTCGTGTAACGGCATGGATGTGCCTTCTGGGTAACGGATGTGAGCAAACCGCTTATCAGGGTGGGTTCCGAGTTCGATGCGTTGACCCCAATCTTCGGATACAACGCTTTCGATTTCATCCCAAACGCCTGCGAGTGTGGCTGAAACCAGCACGGATGACGCTGGCTCATCCTCTAGATGTAGATGACGTTCGTGTTCGGGTGCGTCTTCACGCTTGTTGACCCATGTGACTTCGGCGAGTTGCTGAAGCAGCGGGGCTGTGTCGAGTATTTTGCTGAGGAGAATGTGTGCCACTTGGTAATAGTAGCATTTAGATCACTACGAGCGGTTGCTTCGGTGGGTTCGCCCACACCAGTTCGATGTATCGCAACTGCTCTGGGGTTGGCTGTTCCAGATAGAACGGGTCGTACTTGGAACCTCGGATGTGTTCGGCGAGGTCAGGGTTAGCCAAAATCATGTCGTTGTAAAACCATTGGCCAAATCGTTGGTGCTTTGCCGTGGCGTTGGCTTCTTGCGTGTAGTCAACGATGGCCTTGTTGAGGAAGTCTTGGAACGAGATGGTGATGCTGTTCACTTCTTGGTCTCATTCAGGATACGAGGTGCGTTGGTGGACTTGTCCCACATCCTAATAGAGAGACAGCGACCCATTTCTCGGTCTGCCTTGCGCTCTGAGGTGGAACGAACCTTGCGTCGTTCGTTGCGAGCCTTGTAGATGGCACGCCATTGTTCGGTGGACTTGCTCACTTGTTTCCCTTCTGTGAGGTGATGAGGACGTATGCGAGGCAGAGAATCGCACCCGTCTGTAGTAGGTCAATCAGTGTGTTCATTGCTTTCCTTCCGTGCGAATAGGGAGATCCAGAGTACCGCCGTGAAAGTCAGTCCCACGACGACGTAGATGATGGTTCCGAGGTTGCTCATCCCATCGCCTTCGCTTGCGCTAGTGCTTCCTCACGGGTTGCGAAAACGAAACCGGCTGGGCAATCACGGTTAGCCGTGTCAATGACAATCCATTCGGTGAGTTGGATGCTCGCCTCGGGCGTGTCGTCGTCGTAGGTGTAGATGGGCTTGATGTCGTATCGGTAAGTCATGTTTGTAATGGTAGTTGAGGGGTGTAACACTTGTCAAGCATTCTTTCGATTTCGATTGCTTGGGTGCTGACGGGTAGCCTGCGTCAGTTTGTATGAGCAGACAGGGCAAAGCCGGTGACCACCGACCTTTTCCCAAAGGATTGCGTCTCGATGTTCGATCGAGGTGGTCTTGTGACAGGTTGAGCAGACGTAGATAACGTCTCCCATCAGTAGTCGCCATCCTCGTCAAGGTCACGCTTCAGGTCGTCAAGGGCGAGCCATGCGATGAAGAGAAGGCCGAGGCCGAAAGCGGCGGCTCCAATGAGGAACTGGCCGAGTGGAATCATCTCTGGGTTGTTCATACTTGTAGATTAGTCTTTATGAGTGACACCAACAACCCCCGTAAAGAAATCGTAATAAAAATGTCCCACCCAATGATTCACACCTTCCAACTCTCCGGCGAGTACTACCCCGAACAGGACAGCACCCGCTACTTTCTCCAAACCCACACCAGAGTCGAGCGGGGCTCTGGGGCCGCCGGCGGAGAACAAAACGTTCTTCTACGACCAGACGACGAAGCCCACGAATGGATGAAACGCCTCGCAAGACAAATCAAAGCCGAAGCAGACCGCTACTACCTTGACGAACACGTCGTCTGGCACGGCTCCATCAGAGAATGGCAAATCGGCGAATCTTCCGAAGCACATTGGGATTGCTACGACGAAAACGAGTTCGGCGAGAAAATCATCATGGAAGCCCCGCAGCAAAACCTTTTGTGCGATGTTTCGGCAATCCTGTATGTGGACTCATCAAACGACGGGCGGCTCGTATTTGACGACATCGGCTACGAACACAGCCCGAAAGCCGGAGAAATCATTCTTTTCCCAACAACCACCCGGCACCGGGTCACCGAAGTTACAGAACCCAGAATGACAGTCTGCATGTTTCTCTCTCGTGCCAGAACGCTGGCCTTAGCAGAAAAACGACAGCGAGCGGGCTGGTCTCAAGAGATGTACGATCCGAGTCCCGCTATTGAGTTGACCTTCTGAGTCGGGGTTCGCCCCTCCCTGCCTTTGACAGACTGCGCGGTAGGGAGGGGAAGATCCCACCTCGTCTTGAAAGACACGACGTGGTTACCCCGAGGGATCTTTACGACCGAGGACGAACTGCCGGAACACGCCACGAATACGCTGAGAACGTTGCGTTGATAGCGTCGGCTACTTCTTCGTTTTCATACAAGCGGACAACGTGATGGCAGGGATCTGACCCTTCATCCCACATATTCTCTTCTTCTTCGGACATGGGGATGCCGTCATGAGTGGAACAAACCGGTGCCCCACACCACTTGTTGTCAACGCCAATCTGAATCCATTCGTCAAACGTCACGACTTACTCGCTTTCGGCAGGCCTTACGAGCCTGTTCTTTCTTTTTGTCGGGGATCGTTGAAGCACGCAAACGATTGTGGGTGTACTCCCACTTATCTTTTTCGCTCCACGCTTTCTGCTTCATGTATCTCATTGTACGCCTTATATAAGGCAGATGAAACGTCATCGGCAGAATTATTTGACGGGTTCTCTTCGACGACGCAATCCCACCCGCACGCCGCATAACCGGCAAGGTCAATCCAGTTGTCGTCCTTGTCGTAAGACCAAGAGATGCGGGCTAACTTCAGACAGCACATCAACGCAGCAACATCGTGCGGCTCGAGCGAAACCGGGGCTCCTAGCCGGCGGCTGAGATACGCGCTCCACATTTCAGCGGTTGTCCGGAAATCGGAAATCGGGTCGCCATACTGTTCGTCCCTGTCACCGTTCACGAGATTGTCGGCGATAGTCAGGACACGGGTGCGATTTGCTTTCGGCATGACGTCAATGTACAGCCCCGCCGGGCCGCCCGCAAGTGTTGACCGAAATGAAGAAACCCCGACCGTCGGGGGGTGACAGTCGGGGTTTGGTTGGAGATGGGGGGATTTTGGCGGTGGGTCGCCACCCTGTCGTTTGTGGGTCGGTCAGACCTCGCAGAGATCTGCGTGACCTGCGCACCACTCCTCGCAGTCGTCGGTTACCCAACCCTGCTTAGCGAAGTGCTTCCACGCCGTGTCCTCGAATGAGTAGCCGTGCCACCATGAGTGGCCGTCGCCCTCGACTTCGAAGATCAGCGTGTCTTCGCACTCTGCGCAGACCCACTCTGAACGAGTGATCTTCTTCATTTCACCTCCTCCCATCTCCATACATATGAGGGTAGGCCTTATTCCTAATAAGCACAACCTCGACCTAAGAATATTTTTTATTTTTTTCGTACTAGAACAAATGTTCGGTTTTCGAACACATGTTCGATTTTCAAACGCATGTTTGGTTTTCGAACGCATGTTCGGTTTTCGAACGTATGTTCGATGTCTAAAAATTTCGGGAATTTTTCGTATCGACGTTGTGTTTGATACGAATAAGACGTTGAATAAAGAGTATGCGCATGTCACTCACCAGC